CTGAGCGAACGACTGAGAGAGGACCGTCTCCATCTCGCCGATGCTCTGGATGCCGTAGGTGCGGACGGAGACGCCGTGCTGACGCAGGAGCGAGGCGCGGTCCTTGTCGACGATGCCTGCGAGGCGAGCGGCCTGCTCCAGCGGCAGCGGCGTCGTGACACCCTCGAAGGCGGCCTCGCCGATGGCGACGAGCTTGACGAGGTCGCGGACGCTCTGCTCCTGAGCCTCGCGGCTGGCCTCGCCGAGCACGCGGGTCATGCGCGGTTCAAGTTGCAGGAGGAGCGCGCGGTACTGCGCGAGGATGGCCTGCCGCTGAACCTCGGTGAACGTCTCGCCCGGCTTGCCGAGGTCGACGATCTTGCGCTCAAGGTCGCGCATCGCCTGGTCGATGAGCCGACGCACCGGCACGACGCCGCGCTGGTGGATCAGCCGCTCAAGGCGCTTGCCCGACGCGACGAACGCCGCCTCGACGCGCTCGGTGGCGCGGGCGAGTTCGGCAGGAGTGGCGGGCTTCTCAGCCACTCAGCGCCTCGTCGGCGCGATGGATCGCGTCGTGACAGCGGGCGCAAACGACGGCGATCGTCTTCGGGTCCAGCCCGACCGACATGCGGGCGAGGCGCAGAGACGGCGGGTGCTGGAGGTCGCCCTTGTGGTGCAGTTCCAGCGCCTCGCGCCCGCCGCACCGCTTGCAGCGGAACTCGTCGCGCCGGAAGACGCCGAGCGCGGTCGACGCAGGCAGTCCGCCCTTTCCAGCTTTCGCGAGCGTGGCGCTAGCCGCAGCCGCCTCCGCGCGCAGACGGTCGAGCGCACGAGCCTCGCCGCCGTCGGCGGGCGCAGGCTTCGGAATGGTCGCAGCAAACCGCTTGAGGGCGTCGCTCACTTGGTCTTCCCTGCGCGGCGCGCCTTGACGAGAGGGTCGAGCTTGCGAGCGTCAGGTCGCTTGCGGCGGACGACCTCGGGCAGCTTGGCGAGCTTGCGCTTCGGAGTCTCGGCGACGAACTTCGCGGCTGTGCCCTTCGGCACTTCCCCACGCTTCTCAGCGGCGTACAGGTAACGCATCTGGCGCAGGCTCTTGAGTGGCACGGCTACTTCCCCTGCTTCTTGAGGCGAGCCATGACCGACTTGGCCCAGTTGATGCCAGAGCGGCCGCCCCAGAGGCCCAACGCCACCTTGCGCGCGCTCGGTCCCTCGGCGGGCTTGGCCTCGGGCTGGTCAAGGTGACGCGCGAAGGCAGCCATACGACCGACCGTTTCGCGGGAGACGTTCTTGCCGCCGGCGAGGTCTCGCGCTCGGGCGACGCCGACGGCGGTGCCGCCTCGCCCCCACTTGCGGCGCAGTTCGAGCGCATGCTTCGCCGCCTTGCGGGCGCTCTCGGGCGGCTTGAACGAGTCGGCCATGCGGACCTCTCAGTGGATCAGTGCTGATTCCTGTTTCGGCGCGTCGTCGTCTCCGAGCAGGACGAACGCGCGCTCCCGCAGGAAGGCGTGGTGGCAGACGGCGCACATGAGCGCAGGCACGCAGGCGCAGGCGCTCTCGTCGTCTCCCGTCCAGCCGTGCTCGTTGAGCGCCGTCGAGTGGACGTAGAGCGTCGCCGCGAGACCGCACGCTTGGCACGCCTGCGTCATCTCAGTCTCCCGCGCCGACGCGGATCTTGATGTCGGCGGGGCCACGGTCGATCTCTGTGATGACGTAGCCCGGCAGGTGCGCGGCGGCGATCTCGGCGTCCTTCTGGCAGGCGAGGCAGGCGAAGGCGTCGCCGATGCGGACGATCGGCCCGAACTTCGTCGGCACGGTCGGGAGCTTGCCGCCGCACGCCTGCGCGATCATCGCCATGACACCGGGCTCGACCTGCGAGGTGAAGTCGTCAGCTCGCATGAAGGTCTTGATGCGGATGACCGGCGCGCCGCCGCAGGTCGTGCAGCGTTTGCCGCCCCAGGCGAGTCGCTGGTGCATCTGAAACGGCGTCTCTTTGCCGTCCGCGAATCGCTTGAGCTTGCGGTGAATGTTCCCCATGACGTCTCCCTGTCACGCCCCGAACTGGCGTGCGATGTCGAACCACGAATGACCGTCGACACCGCCGCCGAACCGGAGTGCTCGGTCGTCGATGTAGAGGTCTGCGGCGGGCTTCCCCTGCTCGCCGTCGTCTACCGCGTCGACCAGCCCCTTGAGCTGCGTCGCCGCGAACTGCACCATCTGCTGATATCGAGCCTCGTGGAGCGGCTGCTCGGCCTCCCACGCCTTGCGGTCGAGGCGGACGACGCCGGCCCGCACGAGCGGGTCGAGCATCGGGTCGACGCGGAGAGCGCGGTTCGCGCGCGCCGAGTAGAGCAGCACGATGTGACCCGCCGCCTTCATCGACTGGAGCGCCTTGCGCGCGCCGCCCATGAGCTTGAACGGCGTTGTGGTGTCCGAGAACTTCCGGCCCCAGCCGTCAACGAGCGTCGAATCAAAGTCGACGGCCACGATCACTCGTCGACTCCCGGCTCCTCGACGTCCTCGCCCTCGACGGGCTGCGGCTCCTTGGCGGCCTGCTCCTCCTCGCCAGCGAACGGGTCGATACCGTCTCCGTCGATCGTCTCGCCGGGCGGAAGGCCAGCCTCGATGCCAGCGACGAGTGCGGCCTGCTTGGCGACCTCGTTCTGGATGCGCTCGGCCATCGCTTTCGGGTCGCTGACGTGGAAGTACGGCGCGACGTAGGCGATCGCCGCCTCCTGGTCGACGAGCTTGCCCGCGAGCGCGGCAGCGGCGGTCTTCACCGCGACGTCGCCGTCGTCGATGGTCGGCTCGAAGTAACTCGGCCAGACGAGTTCGATGACATCGCCCTCGCCGATCTCGCGGGGACGCTTGCCGACGATCTTGCCCTCGGCGTTGCGGTCGATGTGCGGCGGGACAATGACGACCCCTCGGACGACGCGCCCGTCCTCGCCGACGCGACCCTGCTCGACGTTGCGGATGGCGCGGAGCATCTTTGACAGGAGCGGCTTGATGCCGACCTCGGCCCACTGCTCGCGCAGGACGTCGGTGCGGGCGATCATCGCGGCGTAGCTGCGCTCGATCTCGGTCGCGGTGCGGCGGACCTTGGTGGACGAGTCGCTGGCGCCGTCTTCCAGCACGCAGTGGCAGGCTTCGAGGACGCGCCGTCGGTACAGGTCGGCGAGTTCCGTCGCGGCCTTCGCGCCGATGCCTTGCAGTTCGAGGTACTGCGCCTTGCCGCTCGATGGGAGCTGGATCGGGGCGCGCGAGCCTTTGGCGAGGTCGGGCGGGAGCGCAGCGTCGGTCGAGATCACCAGCGTCGGGTCAGCGTTCGCGATCGTGCCGATCTGCGCCTGGGCGAGAAGCTGGTCGATCGCGTGCAGCATCTCCAGCACGCCGTGGAAGTCGCTGTCGCCGTCGGCGTCGTCCTGTGTCGGGGTGTTCTGCACCCAGACGACCGGCACCTCGCCGAGACCGTGAACGACCTCGTTCTCGACCTGCCAGACCGGCGCCTCGTCGGTAACGGGGACCGATCGGTAGACGATGTCGCGCTCGGCGTCGATGACGCGGCGATACCAGTACGGCACCTCGCGCCAGACTCCGGTCTCGCCGTCGTAGATCTCCCTCGGGTACTGGTAGAGGACTTCGAGCCGCTTGAGCTCGTTGCCGGTGCGGGAGACGAAGGTCGGCGTCGCCCACCGGGGATCGAACAACTCAAGGTGCGGCTTGCCGTTGAGGATCGAGAAGCCGACGGCGACTGCGCCCATCGCGCCGCCGAGGCCGCGCGCCTGCATCCAAGTCGGCCAGAAGCGCGACGCCTCGACAAGCGCCTGGACGTAGTCGTCGGTCGCGTCGTCGTCCTCGATCTTGATGCGCGGGTGGCGCTTCTCGGAGAAAAGGAGGCTCGTGAAGCGGTCAACGATGACGCGGGCGAGCGGGTAGGGCGCGGTTGGCTTGCGGAACCGTAGCGGCAGCATCGCGCCGAGGTCGTAGAAGCCAGGCGGGATGTAGGCGCCCGAGTTGATCGCCTCGCGGTCGATGCGGCTGATCTTCTGCGAGCCGTCCCACTCCGAGGAGCAGGTCTCATACTGAGCGGATCTATAGATGCTGAATAGGTGATTCAGTTCCATCTGACGCGGCGACATACCAAGGCGCTTGATGCGCCCCATGATATCCGACTGGTCGGGAATCGCGCCCCCGCCCATCGTTGCGCCGAAAACGGTCAGCGGGGCCATCCAGTCGTTCATCGTTCCGCTCGACATTCACACGCTCCGCGTTGATCCCTAGCCCACGACGAGTTCGACGCCGTAGCGCCGAGCCCTACTGACGAGCCGTCGGATTATTCGTGTCGCCTCGTCGCGCTCGTGCTGGCTCTCGGCCGCCTCGACCCAGAAGGCGGCGACCCAGAGTTGCCGCTGCCACTCGGACTGGCGACGTCGGCCCCACGCCCTACGCGCCACAGACGCCTCCGAGGCACCGCTCGTCGCTCTCCTCGAAGACGACGCCTTCCTTGCCGGCGGCCTCCGCGTAGGTACAGGGCACGAGCGGCTGACCGCCGCGCGCCCCGTCCGGGTACACGGTGATGCCGCGCAGGGTCGGGAGGTATCGGACGAGGATGCGCTCGTACTCGGCCAGCATCGTCTCGTCGTTCGCCGCCGAGCCCCACGCCGGCATATTGATGGTCGAGCTGATGCTCATATCGACGTAGCTCTGGAGCCACGAGTTGAAGCGGACGCGACGCTCCAGGTCGAGCGAGAGCGTGTAGGCGTCCTCGACGGAGTCGGGGTTGATGCCACGGTCGACGAGCTTCTTCGCGGTCGGGTCGATGACGAACTGGTACTTCCAGACCTTCCCGCTGTCCAAGTAGCGGCGCTTGTACGCCACACAGAAGATCGGCTCGATGCCGGTCGTCGTCTCCGCGCAGATCGCGATCGTCCCGGTCGGCGCGATCGCTCGCGTCGCGACAGGGACCGAGAGGCCGTGCTTGTGCGCGCTGGCCTCAGCGTACTCGCCGCTGCGGGCGTACTCGGCGAGGAACGTCCCAAGCTCGTCGGACGGCTCGTACCGCAGGCCGCGCATGAGCAGGAACTCGTGAAGGCCCATCAGCCCAAGGCCGAGGCGGCGGTTCTTCGCGCGGGTCTCCGCGACCTTCGGATACGGGACGTCGGAGTAGACGGTGCCGGCGAGGAGGAACAGCGTGCCGAGGCGCGTCACCTCGCGCATCTCCGCCAGCGACTCGATGCGGGCGAGGTTGATGCTGCCGAGGTTGCAGACGTCGGAATCGTCCTCCGAGACGACCTCGCAACATGCGTTGCGTAGTGTTGCCTTTGCGTTCTTTCCGAGATTAATACTGATGCCCGGCTCGCCGGTGCGGAACATCTGCGCGATGACGTCCTTGAGAACCATCGCGGCCCACTGGTGCTTCGCGTGCGTGTGGTCGTGGTACGCCTCGAAGAACTCGTCGTCGAGCAGGACGCTGACGTTCGTCATGTCCATCGGGGCGACGGCGTTGAAGTCGCGCTCCTTCGCCTCGCGGATGTAGGCCGGCCAGTCCTTGATGTGGATGAAGTCGAAGACGTCGGGGTGGCTCCACTTGAGGCCGGCCCAGATCGCGCTGCGACGGTTGCCGCCCTGCATGACCGAGCGGCCGAGCTCGTTGACCGCCTTCATCAGCTCGATCGGGCCGCTGGCGATGCCGCCGGTGCGCTTGATGCGCGAGCCCTTGGCGCGGACGTCGGAGTAGTCGACGCCGATGCCTGCGCCCGTCTGGAGCGACATCGCCGCCTTGTGGAACAGATCGGCCCAGCCCTCGCGACTGTCCTCGGCGCGCAGGAGGAGGCAGTTGTTCGTCTGGTGGAACGGCTTGCCGGTCGCGTAGAGGTAGCGGCCTCCAGGCACGAACTTGCGCTCGGCGACGAGCTTCGTCAGCGCGACGACCTCCTCGGACTCGGGACCGTAGCCGAGCGCGCCGAGGACCGTCGGGACGACGCGCTGCGCGGTCTCTGACCAGTCGTGCTCGACGAGTTCGCCCTGCTCGTCGCGCGCGGCGTACTTGGCGAGGTAGATGGACTTGGCGAACGGGCTCATTTCGGTGGTCATCGTCGTCTCCCGAGACGGCGTGGTGGACGGAGGTTCCTACCTCTGGCGCAGTGCGTTAGCAGGCGAGCGAGACGCGAACGCCGCGTAGCGCGTAGCGCGGGTGGCGGGCCTTCGCCTCGTCGGCGGCGAGGATGCGCTTGACCGTCACGCGCCAGGCGTGCTGGTCCGAGTAGAGGCCGGCGTGGCAGACGCGGCGCAGTCGCTTCGTGCGACGGCGCAGGAGCCAGATGCGGGCGCTCACGACCGCGCGATTCCATACATGTGAGCGTAGGTCATCGCGTAGACGCCCCTTGCGACGTCCAGCGCGTGTTCCTGCTCGTCTGGCGACCAGAACGCGACTCCCTCGTCGCTCCAGTTGGCAACGCGGACGGATGCGACTTTTGGGCCTCCGACGAGGTCGACCCGTGCTTCGAGGCGCACGAAGTCGCCCGAACGCTTCACATGGTTGAAAGGAAAGACGAAGTGAGTGTCGCTCATTCTCTGTTCCCCTCGGCGCGCTCGGCGGCCTCTGCTTTGAGGCGGGCGAGGCCGTCCTCGGTGTCCTCGTCGTCGGTCACGAACCAGAAGTCGCAGCGCAGTTCGAGGCGACCGTTGACGGCGTAGATCTCGAACAGGCCGTCGTGGCCGGAGTCGAGCGACCAGACGGGGAGCGCCTCGTCGGCGTGGATCTTCTTGGGCTTGGCTTTGGTGGTCATCGGCGTCGGAGGTCGAGGTTGAGGACTTGCGCGACCGGCGTCGCGACCTGCGGGAAGAGCTGGTCGTAGGCGGCGGCGAGCGCGTCGACCTGGTCGTCGTGCAGGTCGCCTGCGCCGGTAAAGGCGAGCACCTCTTCGACGAAGGCGTTGGACCACGCGGCGTTCATCGGGACCGAGATGCGCGAGGCGTTCCACGCAGCCGCGACGCCCATGCTGCGGACGAACTTGTCGCCCTTCGGCGCCTGGACGTCGATCGTCACGCCCTGCGAGCGGATGAACTGTGCGACGCCCTGCTCGGTGCCGGCGGCGTACCACAGGATTGGCGCGGCGTACCGCTGCTTGAGGGCCATGAGTTGATGCGCGAAGACGGGCGCCTCGACCTGCGCGCGGACGACGTCGAGGACGTAGCACTGCCCCTGCCCGTCGGCGGCGAGGACGACGGCGGTCGAGTAGTCGGCCTTGGCGCGGGCGGTGTACGCGAGGTCGACGCCGATGGCGACGCGCCAGACGTGCGAGCGCACGACGGTCGTCTGCGGGTCGTAGAGGCGGACGTCGCGGAAGACGGCGCCGCCTCGCGGGCGCGGCTCGCCCATGTAGAGCGAGGCCCAGGAGTATTCGCCGAGCGCCTCGCGCTGCTCCTTGAGCCACGCCGCCGTGTACCGCTCGGGCCAGAGCGGCTCGCCCTCCGGCGAGACGGCTTGCAGGTTGACACGTTCCCAGCCGTGCTGCTTGACGAGACGGCCGGCGAGGTCGTCCTCGTGCCAGCGGGTGTGGACGACGATGACGGAGGCGGCGGGGTTCAACCTGGTCTTGGCGACGTCGGTGAAGAACTGCCAGACGCGCTCGCGGCGCAGCGCGGACTCGGCCTCGACGCGGTCCTTGTAGGGGTCGTCGATCACGAAGATGCCGTCGACGCTCTTGCCCGTGAGCTGGCCGGAGACGCCTTCGGCGATGAGCCCGCCGCCTCGCGCAGTGCGCCAGCGACGAAGCGCGGCCTGCTCACTCATCTCGACGCCGGCCGAGTCGGTGATGCCTCGGATGCGCCGAGACTGATCGGTCGCGAAGTTGCCCGCATAGGTGACGTATGCGTGCGTGCGCGTCGGGTCTTGCGCGAGGTGCCACGCGAGCGCGTGCATGATCGTCTCGCTCTTGCCGTGCTGCGGAGGCGCGCTGACGACGGCGCGGACGGGCTCGTGGCGGGCGCGTTCGAGGAGGGCGACGAGGGGCGCGAGGTGGCGCGGCGCGAGGAGCGACCCGCCGGAGACGCGCTCGATGAACGAGTTGAGCGGCTCGGCGGCGGTCCGCATGTCGGCCGAGAGGATGGGCGCGACGAGCATGCGGCGTTGCCACGCCTGTTCGTCCATGTCCTTCTTGCGCCGCTCGACGCGCTCGGTGCTCCACTTCTCGGGCCACGTCGGCTTGCTCTCGGCGTCGACGACCGGCGACCGCACGACCTGCACGTCGGGCTGCGAGGCGAGGCGGGAGACCGCGTCGTCCGGGTGTAGCGGCGTCCCGAGGGCGACGACCTGCCCGAAGGGCGAGACGCTCGCGAACAGGACCGCCTCGAACCAGTCGCGGATGAGCTGGCGGGCGCCGGGCGTGCGGACGTGCTCGTCGGCGAGGGCGTCGTCGATAACGAGCAGGTCAATCGGGGCGCGGGAAACGAGGCCGAGGCCGGTTCCGACGGCCTGCACCGACGGGTCGCGGTGGACTCGGCCGGCAACGGCGAGGCTGCGGGCCTTCGGTTCGCCGTCGAGGCGCAGGTCGGGGAAGACATGGCGCAGCTCGGGCGACGAGTCGAGGTAGCGGGCGACGAGGCCGAGGACCGTCCGAGCCGCCGGCAGGGTGCGGCCGACGATGACGACGCGGGCGTTCGGGTTGCGCCCGAGGGTGTGCAGGACGCGGGAGACCGCCCAGAGCGATCGGCCCGACTGGTCGTGCGCCCAGACGACGGTGCGCCGGTTGCGCTCGGCCGCGAGGTGCCAGCGGGTCTGCTCGTCGGAGAGCTTGATCTTCTCGCCGGTCGCGGTGTCGCGCAGAATCATCTCGGCGAACGACAGCGGGTCGGCGGCGGCGAGCGCGTAGTGCGCCTGTCTCGCCCGCTGCCCGGCGCGGCGCAGCTCGACCAGCGCCATGCGCTCGGCGGTCTCGCGGTCGAGCACCGGGTAGTCGGTCACGCGCCGGCCTCGGGCTGGTAGCGGACGCCGCAGAACGGGCAGAA